TATGATTCATTACGTAAAACCATCATCAATCTTTCTTTAATAAAAACCAATTTATGGCAGCAAGGTATTATCACAACGGAAAGTAAAAACCCGATTTGTAAATTAAATTCGTTTACGGATAACCATTTGGAATTGGTGAAATATAATAATGAGACACACGCCTTGGTGTTGAATGATATGATTGTCTATGAAAAGAAACATTTGTTTATGTATGATGTGGAATTATTGTTAAAAAAAGAGGATGGCGTAAGTTCTGACCATATTTATAACTACGTCACCTATTATTGGGTAAATTATGATATGGTTAAACACGTTAATGCGCAGCGGTATTTGAATTAGTATCATTAGCATATTAGATAGCGTCAATGTCAATATCGTATTTGGTTTTGATTTTCTCTTTAAATAAAACCAGCTGTTCTTCTAAATTGTAATTCTCTGGTAGCACCATACGCAAATTCAGTCGCTTTTCTTCGTTTGATTTTTTATCAAATATCATATGAAATTTATTGCGTTCCTTTTTGATGGTAACATACAGAGGTAAGCCGTTATCGGTTGATTCTGGATAAATATCCTTTTTTAAATCAGTGACCACTTTATTTACCATTTTTAATTTTTCTAAAATGTCGACTTTATTTGATTTTGTACCGATCCAGTTTTTATCTAATTTGGGATGTCCTTCAATTTTGAAAAATTCTCGGCTCTTTTGTTGTTCCTTATCTAAATATTCCTGATAATAAACAACATATTTTTCTAACATATCTTGAGTAATACCTTCAGGTAAAGGCTTGGCATTATGTTTCCGTGCTCTTTTAGTACCATCGGCAATACCTTTTGAATTTTTTTCTTGTTCATCTCTCGTTGCAACACGTAAATTTTCATATGTATTATTTAAAGGGTTGCGGTCAAGATGGTCTACGCTAATATTTGTAGTGCCTTTTCCATTGCCGTAACAATTCATAATGATTTGGTGCATAAATAAACTTACATGTGTACAAACAATATATCCATTTTGGTGTTTATAAAATGTTAATTTTTTTCCATTGTTATGTAATTTTTCAAATTCTATTATTTTTTGATAGGATTGTTGCGATAATATACATAAGGTATTTTTTTCACAATACATAATTATTTGTTCTTCATTTTTATCAGTCCTTATTTTCCACAATGGATTTTTCACTACAAACGCATCATGTCCAAGCGTATAGTAATGTCCTTGTATATAATCAATTACATCATATTTTGCCCTTACGGTGTCGTGATATTGGTGATATATTTCTACATTAGTGCGTCGCAAGTCAGATGGATTCTGGTTTTTAAAAACATAATTGATATTACACGAATTATAAGTAAATATATGTTCTAATAAAGAAATACGTTTATAATTACATAGATAAGATGGATAAACATCATTTTCGCTAATAAAATTAAATTTCTTACCAGCTAGTACAAAATTATTAAAGTCGTTTATATCCAAATAATATTTTTTTCCAGCAAAATCTAATACACCGCATAACAAAGTAGCATCAATCGTGGTAATGACCTTCATTTGTGTAATAGGAGTAGTAAATGGGTTTGAATATTCAATTTTTCCGTTAATCATATTATAATTAATATAGTATGATTTGTCTTTAAGTATTTGTTTGTAATTAATGTTTGAGTAATTACCCAAACCGCTCAGTTGCTATACGCCAACCCGCCCATACCACTCATCACGCGCAAGACGTTGTAGTTGGTGGCATAGACTCGTACCTTGGCAGTGCTGGTTCCCTGCACGGTCGCATTGGACAACACCAATTGAAGGGTGGCGTTATCAATGCGCGAGAAGTTGCACGAGCCAGATGGCTGGTGCTCTTCCGGGCGGAGGGCGAACGAGTACACGTTGATACCAGTGTCCGGGTTGCGGGTGTGGTGCTGGTAGGGCTGAACGAGGTCAAAGTATGTGCCTTCACGTTCAGAGAATCGGTCCTGACCGTTAAGCTGCAACTTGGCAGTAACGACTGGGTTTTGACCCCAGCAGTGGAGGTCAAGGGACGACTCCGTGAGGACGAAAGTGCCGGCATCAGATACACCTGATGGGCTGTTGTTCGCCAAAGAGGGGTAGTTACCAGAAGTCTGAGTTCCCCATTCGGTAGTTCCAATATTGGTGACATCAACTGCACCAGGGTCATAAAAGAGACCAGAAGTGGAGATAAAGTCACCTGAGATGGTGGCTTTCTCACCACCGAACGCCATGATGGAGTTCGGGAGGGCATCAATCCCATCAGTGTAGTTGAAGGGCTGAGCACCGAGCGTGCGGTACAAGATAGTTCCAGACGTCAAAGACGAGCAGTAATCAACGTTGGCATCAGGCTGCACAACCCAGACCAACTCCTTGCAGGGGTGGTTAAAGTTGAGCTTGATCTTGTTGGAGGACGACCCGACGGATTCATCACCAGTGAACTGAAGCTGTTCAATGAGGTACTCGTGGGGGTTCTGTGCCATACGACGACGCTCATCCGTGTCCAAGAACACGTAGTCAACGTAGAGGGAGGCGGCAACAAGGGACTGGTTGTAGGCGTTGGTCACGCGCTTGCTGACGTTGCTAGACGAAGCAAGGTCGCTGACAGCCCACAAGCACTCATCAATGGGGCGGATATCAAGGTTAATCTTGACTTCGTGGTATTGAAGAGCAATGAGGGGGAGCGCCAAACCGGGGTTTCGGCAGTACCAGAATTGGAAGGGGATATAAAGGGTGGTTTCGGGGAGGGCGTTACGGGGTTCGCACACCTGGACGGGCGCCGAGGAAGCGCAGGGACCATCAACACCCGAGAACGAGGGGTCAGTGATAAAAGTCAATTGGGTGGTGTTACCAACCATCTTGAAATAACCACGCTCCTGTTCCTTGGAAAGGGTGAGCTGATTCCACAAGTGCATCCAGTCACCATATTGTCGGTCAATGCGTTGACCTCCAATTTCAACCTCAACCTGGGAGATCATCTGCTCACCAGGGAAATCGAGCCAACGAGCCCAAACACCGGCCTCACCAGTCGCTTTCATCGCCTGGTTAATTTCGGGGAGTGTGACTTGTAAATAGGTGCGGTATGCCAAATCACCGTTTCGGCTGATCGTGCAGGTCACACGGCGACCGAAATCGGCTTGACCGTTGAAAGTTTGTTCAATTGATTCCATTGAGAAGTTGGTGTGTCGACGATAGGTCACCTTCCAGAAAGTGATCTGAGGGTTTCCCGTCAGGTAGACATCTTGTGCGCCGTAAGCTACGAGTTGCATTAAACCTCCTCCCATTTTGTTATATTATGGCTAAAGAAAAAAATTTTGAAAATTTAAATTTAATTCAAATTTTCAAAAAATAGAATTACAATAACAAAAATTTATTATAATTTTACACACATATAATACATAATCAAGGTATATTATAATTTATACAAAAATTTATACTTACACTATACTGACCACAAAATTTATTTAAACCCTAAATTAGATTCTATAAAATTTTGTAAATATGTGTCTAAATATACTTCCTTTTTTCCCTCGTGTTTTTTATAGAAAATATATTGATTATCTATTTTTTTAACCGTCCAACCTTTTTCTAATGCATTATAAATAAAAGCCATTTTTTGTAATTGTACTAAATCCACGTTTAAATCAGACGGCACCTTAATATTTAAATCCATTTTAGCAATACATTAGAAAACATTAACTATTTCTAAACCAAATATAATAAATGTTGCTTAAATAAATCCCTCATAAGTATACATATATGCCTGTTTTTAAGACAAAGAATACTAAAAAAATTATTATTACAAAACATATTACTACACTAGATGGTAAACATAAAGAAATTATAGATTCTTTTAATAATGATAAACAAGAGTTATTACCAGCTTTATTAAAACAAAAAGCAGCTATTTATGAAAGATTAAAAAAAAAAACTCTAAATATAGATGAATCCTTAGAACTTCACGATAAATTAAAAGAAATTAAATTAAAAGAAAAAGAATTGAATAAAAAAAAAAAAGATTATTTGTTAAATAATTCTTCTTATATATTTGATTATTTTGAAAATAAAAAAAAAATAGCCGATTGTGATACAAAAACCACATCCTTGGATAATTTTTTTAAAATAAAAAATGAGGATGGTGTAAAAAATGAGGATTTAAATAAAGAAAAAAACACGATACAAAATTATATGCGAAATGTAGATGATAAAATATTGGATATACATAATTTTGTAGTGGCGACAGATATATGTCGGTATTGTAATAAAGGAGAGATGATTGCCGTGGATTATGAAGGTATTATGATATGTAATGTTTGCTCAAATAGTATTAAATATTTGGTAGAAAATGAAAAACCATCTTATAAAGAACCACCTAAAGAAGTCTGTTTTTATGCTTATAAAAGAATTAATCATTTTCGTGAAATTTTGGCACAATTTCAAGCGAAAGAGACAACACAAATACCAGATGAAGTTCTGGAAAATATTGTGCAGCAAATTAAAAAAGAGCGTATTGATTTGTCACAAATGACGAATAAGAGAACAAAAGATATTTTAAAAAAACTCGGCTACAATAAATATTATGAACATATACCTTTTATTAAAGATAAA